TCAATCAGGGAAATTTTTTCGCGCTGGGATAATTCTTAGAATCGGATCACATACCGCTTCGTTCAATACGGGTATTATCCCCCCGCTGAAAAACATAACCCATAAATGCTAGCTGTACCAGGAACCACCTCCTTAGCCTGCGTAATCTCCCTTACGCGGGCTTATTTTTTTGAATTAACACCCTGAAATAAAAGGATTTATTTCTGGTCACGTCCACACATTGACCACATCGTAAAAAAGCCCTGCCATGTGCGGGGCTTTACTTTTTTAGTATTTAAATGACACAATGAATTTCAAGCATTTGTTTAATAAGGAAATTATTTTGAAACTTCTGAAATCTATACTCCTACTCTCCCTCGTCCTTACGTCCTTTACCTCGCAGGCAAATGACATCGCCACTCTCAAAAAATCGCTTAAGCCGTGGCAGCCGATCGAGATTTCGAAAAGCAGTGAAACGCTGACGGTGACGCTCAACGAGAACCAAATCACCCCTACCGTTTACGATGCAATTATCAGCGCAGGTGCCTGCATGGCTATCTGGACTAAGGATGTACCGACTAATTACCTTAAGACTGTCAAAGAGCTGCACATTCTAAACAAGCATAAAGCACAAGGTTATGTGATGGAAAACCCGCTCGATACCTGTAATGAAATGGGGAAAGAAACAGAAGTAAAAGCAAAAGGGATCATGCTTTCACATACGCGGCTTTTTAAGTAGTCAGCATACAAAAAGCCCCGCATTTGCGGGACTTTCTTTTGGTCACTGCCAGTGCATTTGTTGCTGGCCTGATGTTGTCGGGTGAGGTGCTGCTGGTACTACAACGCCCGGCGATACGATAAAACGCTCGACCGTTTCGGTGGTCACAAACGTCGCGCTGCAGTTGATGTTTGTGCACTGGTGATACCGCTCTTTGGTCGTGTCAGTAAAATAGCGACTTGTGCGGGCGTGAGCGGCGAAATGGCATTTTGGACAGTGAAACATGGCGAGCACCTCATTTATTTTCCGATGCGCTAATTTTACTCACTTTTTCCTTATATAACAAATAGTTAAAAGCAAATCACTGCGTTAATTCTTCGCTTTCGTACTCCACATCCGAAACCTTAACCTCAAGCTCTAAGCCCGTCGTGTAGCCGTTGCTGTTGAGGTTATGCACCACCCGGCTGATTATCCACGCCTGCTCGTCTATGACGCGCTTAAAGCCTTTCACCGCGACTGGCGTTTCAGGAAATAAATCTGCCCGGCCAATCGCCAGCGAGATTGAAAACTCCGCAACGCCTCGCTGCAGCTTGTCCCACTTCGCCTGAGCCGCGCGCATGGCCTGCGCCTTTGTCGCGTAGATGGTTGTAAGCTCCAGCACGTTGTCAGCCTCACCGGCCATGTACTCACCCTCGCGCGCTTCCTGCTCTTTTTTGGCTTTAGTCTTTGCCGGGGCTTTTGTCGCTTTCGGGTGCTGCAGCGCGCGGAGGTGCTTCTCTTTGGGCTTACGCTTGAGCTTCACCTTTTGCTTTTGCGGCTTCGGGTCTTTGGTGTGCAGCCACTTTGCCGTCACGCCGGTGTAGGCTTCCCGGTCAGCAATGGCAAACTGATGACGATCGCCGTCCCCGCGCTCAAGCGTCATCTGCGGAATGGGCTTTCCGCTGGCCGTCTTACCGCTCCCCGCTTTCAGGAATAACAGTTTCCCCGCTTTTACCGAGACTGCCGCCCCGTTCCGGTCAGCCAGGCGGGACAGAAACACCGCGTCGGATTCCTGCGACTGGTCAATGTGAGGCACGGCGACGGCTTTCAGCGTTTCGGCCACGCTGGCCGTCAGCTTATTGCGCGCCGCAATCGTCTCGACAATTTTCCCGAGCGTGGTGTCATGCCATGACTGTTCCCGGCGCGAGTTCAGCGACCCGCGAAAATCGGCGCTGCGTCCCCGGATGGTCAGCGTATCAGGCGCGCCCCTGTGCTCGATTTCGTCGACCGTGAACGTCCCCTTTTTTATCAGCGCGGAATCCTGCCAGCCTAACCACAGCGTCAACGTTGCGCCGCGCGGTGGCAAAGCTATCTGGCCGTCAGTGTCATCGAGCTCGATATCGAGCTGGTCAGCCTCGAATCCGCGATTGTCGGTCATGGTCAGGCTGATAAGGCGGTCACTAAAATCCTGCGTGATATCCTCGTTATCCAGCTTGAGCATAAACGCCGGAGCTATCTTCGCCCCGGCCTGAATATCCATACCTGTAATCATCCCGCCAGCCCTCCCAGCCAGTCACCGGCAGACGTGACCAGATTGTCGGCCTGCGTTTTCAGGTCGCCATAAATGGCCGCCAGCGATTTATCGACTCGCTTAAGCGAAAGGCTAAACTCGATTTTTTTGGCAGCACCGTCACTGAATAGCTCAGTGTGGGTGTGCGTCACTTTGTCGATGACATACATGCCGTGGATCATGCCCGTCCCGTCAATCAGCGGCCACGCGCGCCCCTCGTCGGCCATCAGCTCGATGGCGGTCAGTGACAGACGTCCGCCGGTGATTTCGGGATAGAGCACGCCCGACAGCGTGCGCGTGGTTTCTCCTTCCCCGAGATACTGGTAAGCCGGTGGCTTTCCGATACGGTCGTTTGACGCCCAGCGGTAATCCTTCGAATACTGCATGGACTGATAGGGCAGCGTGCGGCGCTCAAACACAAACAAACCTAAAACCATTAACATGCTTTATCCCCCTCAGTCATGACGCATACTTGAGCGCTGACGCGCACGGTTTTCACGGTCGAGTTTATCGACAGCCTCGCGGAGCTGCCGGTCAAGGTCGCTGCCCGGCGCGATGCCACCATTCAGGTTGATGTTGTATTCAGGCTTGCTCTGGTCGACGTAAGTCTTACCAGTGGGTGCCGTTACCGGCTGATATGCCTGATAACCGCCATATGCTGAGGTTGCCGGAATATAAGACCCATTTTGCGAGCCGGTGGCGGCATTGGCTTTTGCGGCCTTCTGGTCAAGATCGCTTGATTCTTTATTGATAACCCCGAGCTTTTCCAGTAACCAGTTAACGCCGGTACGCAATGTATTAAAGCTTTTGAGCGGTAGCATCAGCGCTTCGGCCAGCATCTTACCGAACATCACACCCGCATTTTTGCAGCTGTCGAGCGTCTCCTGCGTCGACTTTACCGGTGCGATCAGGTCTTTAAACCATTGCCAAGCCGCTTTAAGTTTGTCACCCAGCCAGTCAAAAACCGGCTTTAACGGTTCGAATAATTCCACTACAGGGGCAAAAGCCTGCTTTAGCCCCTCCATTACGCCTGAGAAAAACGCGCTTATTGGTTCCCAGTATTTGCGGATAAGCAGCGCACCGGCGACGATGGCAACGCCAATAGCCACAATCGGCCAGGTAAGCGCCCCGAGCACGGTCATGATGGCACCGCCCACCACAGAGAAAACCGTCCCGAGTAGTGATGCACCGGCAATCAAAATATTAATGCCGGTAATGACCGGCCAGGCGACCAGACCAATTGCCCCGAGGATGCCAATAATTGCCAGTGCGCCGCCTGCTATGATGCCGATGGTCTGCGCCAGCCCCTGATTTTTCTGGATCCAGCCGTCGAGCTTTAACACATATTTCGTGGCAGTTTGGGTGAGCTTACGCAGCGACCCCTCCTGCTGGTCAAATAGGTCAGTACCGACGGCCTCATAGGCTGACTGAAATTCTTTGAAGTCGCCTCCGAGGTTGTCCTGCATGATTTTAACGAGCTCAGCGGTTTTCCCGTCCGAGGCTTTGAACGCCGCCGTGAGCTGGTCGAGTTTGCCGCTTGAGGCCGCGGTCATCAGTACCGCCGCCGCCGAGCTGGCTTCCTCACCAAAGATGGTTTTCATGTACTCGCCTTTCTGGCTTGTTCCGAGATTGTTTTTCTCAAAACTGCGCTGCATTTCTTTCAGAATGGCGAATATCGGGCGCGTGTTGCCCTTGCTGTCAGACGTTTTAACGCCGAGCTCTTTAATGGCCTCGTATGCCTTACCGGTCGGAGCCTGCAGGCGACTCAGGACGGCACGGCTGCCCGTCCCCGCCATCGAGCCGGTGATTTTGGCGTCATGGAGCGCGCCGACCATTGCGGCGGTCTGCTCGATACTGACCCCGGCATTTTTTGCCACTGGCGCAGCATAGGTCAGCGCGTCGCTCAGCCCGTCAAAGTCAGCGGCCGTTTTGTTCATGGTCATCGACAACACGTCGCCGATGTGTGCGATCTGGTCGTTTGACATCTGAAACGCGGATTTCATACCCGTCAGCAGCGCGGCGTTTTCTTCCATCGAGCGACGGTTAGACAGCGCCATATTCAGCGTGACCGGCGTCGCCGCCTGAATCGCTGCGGCATCCCCGCCGCTTTTCGCAATGATAATCTGCGCGCTGGCCGCATCATCTGCAGACGCAGCGGTATTGTCCCCGAGCTGGCGCGCCTGTTTGCGCAGCGCCTCCATTTCGGGTGACTGTTTATCGACCCCGAGCACGGCCTGCAGCTCAGAGTTTTTCTGTGCAAAGTCATAACCGGGCGTGAGTAATTTCACTCCGGCCATCGTTCCCGCCGTGGCGATACCGACGCCCGCCGCGCCTGCCGCTGCAGCGCCTCCGGCAAGGGATTTACCGGCCTGATAACGCTCTTTAACGCGACTCAGTCGCGCCTGCTGTTGACTGACCCGCGCCAGTGCCTCGCGCTGCCGGTTGAGCTGCGCAGTTGTGTCACTGATGCTGGTTTTCAGTCGGCGCTCATCCGCCGACAGGGTGCGGGTATTAATACCGGCCTGCGCGAGCTCGGTGCGCTGGCGCTGTAACGACTGCCTGAGGCTGTTGTATTTGAGCTGCAGGTCAGCGGCGGATTTCTTCGCCGCCTCCATCGCGCGCGCCTGCGCGGTTGTCGGGTTCTGCGTGTTTTTAAACTGGACGGCCAGCGCGGCGGCTTCCTGTTTCGCCTTGTTAAGCGACTGGCCGGTCACGGCAAGCTGTGCGCTCGCTTTCCTGAATCCGTCGATTCGGCCAGCCTGCGCATTCAGATCGCGCAGGCTGTTCTGAGAAGAGCGGATATCGCCGGCAAGGGTCTTGCTGGCAGTCTGGATAGCTTTGAGCGGTCGGCTTGCCCGGTCGACTGCGTTCAGCAGTACCTCAAGTCTGACGTTATTGCTCATGGTGGTGTCCGCTTCGCTGTAGCGCCTTTTCGCGCCATGTGATGAGCTCGGTCACGCTCAGGGAATTCAGCTCTGATGGCGGCCAGTGAAATATCACCGCGATATCCGCCATCAGGTCATCGACCGAAAGGTTATCCGGGAAGGTCAGCGAGCCGAAGATGGCGACAAAAAACCGACCACCTTACCGGCGAACAAAATCAGGTCTGACGCTTCCAGACGCATGACCTCGGGCTCGGTCAGCGCCGGGTACGTCATACGCGGCAGCACTTTAATCAGCGCATCGACGTCAGAGTTTGCCAGCGAGGCCAGACTCACGCCGCGCAGAGTACCGGCGTTGGGTCTGGTCACGGTGACCTGTTCGATTTTTTGCTCACCGCGCATGATTGGATTATCGAGGATCACAATGTTTGGGTTTTCGGTTTCGGTGGTGGCGGTTTCGTTGATGTTTTCCATGATGTTGCTCTCTTTGAATGTGAGTAAGTGACCGGCCAGCCTGGCTGACCGGTTAACGGGTTACAGGCCAATCGCCCGGCGGTGCTCTGCGAGACGGTCGACGCCGTCGACTTTCATCACCATGTTGACGACGTCAATCTCGATGACCTCCTTGCCGTCGATCGTGAGCTGGTAGTACGAGCACTCGGTCGCGATTTTGGTCGTGCCGCTTTCGCCCTGTTTGTTTTCGCCGCCGTCGTACTCCTTGTGACGGCCACGCATGACCACCTCAACGGCGGAAATTGCGCCGGTGTCATCGCGCTGGAATGAGCCGGTGAAGCGTAGCGGCACGCTGTCGGCACCCGGTGACGCGTACTGCGCCCACAGCTCAACGTCAGGCAGGCCGCCCAGCGTCCACTCAAGCGACAGCGCGTCGTCGTCGAGGCCGAGGTCAATCGACACCGAGCCCGGCATCCCGCCGCCGCGATATTTCTCAAGCTTGCGGGTCAGCTTTGGCAGGGTGACGGATTCAACGACGCCCATGTAGCTGAGACCGTCGTTAAACATGTTCAGGTATTTCAGTTTGCGTGGTAACGCCATGCTCTGATCTCCTTAGCTGTTGACCGAGTCTGACAGGTCTGCCAGATAGGTATCGGTGATGCGCTGGCGCAGGGTCAGGTTTTCCAGCGGCGGGACGGGGGTGTAGTCGTAATCGATGTACAGCTTCCCGGCTTTCAGGGTTTCCACGCTGTTTGACTCCGGGTCGTACCAGCATGAGCCGTCAACGATATAGCCGTTGTTTTTCAGCTCGCGGAATTTGGCATTGATACCGGCGACGATGTCGCGGATGAGCGTTGCGGAAACGGGCTTATCCATCGCCCACGCGTGCGCCTCCGCCATCGTGTCGGCCAACACCTGCGCCGTGCGGGTGTAGTTTTCAAACACGAATAACGGATCGTCCGAGCAGGTGCGGTTACCCCAGAATTTAAAGCCGTCGTTGCGGATGAGCGTTGTTACCCCGGCCTGATTCAGCAGGTTGGCGTCGGTGGCCTGCTCCTGCAAATCCCATGAGACCGAGGCACTGACGCCGGTGACGCCATTCACGCCGACGTTGGACAGCGTTTTGTGCCAGCCGGTCTCCTGGTCGATTCTGGCACGCAGGCCGAGCGCGCGGGCGGTCGCCCATGCAATATCGGTTTCGTTCGCCGTGGTGTCCCATGCCAGAAAATCAGGGTGAATGACCATGAGCTCGCGCTGGCTGAAGTTCTCACGGTATTTGATGGCATCGGAAATGGTCTTGCAGCCCCACGCGCTCACATAGCCGAAAGCGCGCAGGCTCTGGCAGGTTGACGCAAGTGCGGTCGCCACTTCCTGCGTATCCAGCCCCGGCACGCCGAGAATGCGCGGCTTAACGCCGGTGACGGTTTTCGCTGTTAACAGCGCTTTCAGCCCGGTGTATTTGCCGTTTTCGTCGGTCGTGCCGATGATGTTGGAAATGGTTTCTTTCTGCGCCGCTTCCGGGTCGGAAGGGTCTTCGATACCTTCTGGAACGCGCACCACCACAATGACCGGTTTGCACTGGTCGGCGATGGCCTGCAGGGATTTTGCCAGCGTGCCTTTTTTTCCGGCTTTCCCGATCGCAGTTTGCACACTGGTAATCAGCACCGGCTCGTTAAGGGGGAAAGTCTTTGCGTCTGCATCGCTGGCCGTGCAGACCATGCCGATGATAGCGGTCGAAACCGTGGAAATGACGCGGGTGCCGTCGTTAATTTCAAGCACCTGCACGCCGTGGTGAAAATCACTCATCCGGTTAACTCCGTAGTTAAGGGGTGAGCGTATTTTCTGTTGTACTGTAACGGTGGGCTATTTGTCGGCGTTGGGCAAGGGGTGATACAACAGCAGGGTAAAAAGAAAGCGGGTTTAACCCGCTTCTTTCATACCGGTGCGTCAGGCCAGTTAATATCAGGAATCGCCCGACAATCAACACGCATCAGCATAACCCGGTATTTCTTCCATTCAGACAACGCGGCAATCTCTTTTGTCGTCGCAATCCCCAAATCAACCGCATCCTGCAATGGAGCAATCTCTGCGTTAGCCGTCTGCATCAGACGTGACTTTTTGCTTTCCGCCTGCGCAATGAGTTCTTCTGGCGAGTAATCCGGCTGGTCAACCAGAACTGGTCCATCAGGCGTATGGTTAATGTATTTACCCCGCTCCTGACCAAGAAACATTGCGGCGTGCTCTTCCTCGCTGACGGGTATAAGGTCAGCGGGAATATCATTCCCCTTTAGCTCATCTTCGCCCAGCCAGAAAAAACCTTTTGCGGAATAGCTGTAATAATATTGCTCATTCATCATTAATACCCCAGTGCAAACCAAGAAATACCACACGCAGTATCCGATCCACTGTTCGCTTTACTTGCGAGTCGGAATTGCGTTTTACTCACAGGATAACCATAGGCATTATCAATTGCGCCAAGCTGGCCATCTTTGTTTGTCGCGAAAACAGCAAAGCAGGTGTCTATAAATGCCCGTGGAAAGGAGTATGTTCCGTTAGCTTTATCAACGTTGCCCCATTGCATAATCAGCCCCGTTGACTCATCACGACTCCAGCCTGAGAACCCCAGTGTTGCCGTATTTTTTTTATTATAGGTATTGTATAAATAATCATTCAGCCAGCCTCCCCATACCTCACCGTTAATGTTTCCATCGGACCCAATTCGCGTCTTTCCTGAAAGACATATTTCAGTACCTAACAAACGGCCTGGGCTTCTGAACTCTCCTGACGCCACATCAAAAACCCAAAGTTTATCGTTAACCTCAAAATCTGTTTTCGCATGGAGCACAATCTGTGGGAAATTCGGCTTACCTGTAGTAAGCAATCCCATTGACGCGGCTACCGGATAACCTGACTGAAGGCTTACAATTTGCTTCCACAAAGGAAAGTAATTGTTATCATTATTTTGACGCACTATTGCCGGGCTATAAAATGGTGCGCAGCTGGTAAGTTGAGAACCAAACCCTCCAGCCCCCTCTGTCGCGTTTCCGATTGAAATAGCCCGAAAGATTTTTGTCAGTACCTTTTCGTGATGCTGTAATTCATTTTCCGAGAAATACCCGGCAAGAACACCATTTGCCATCAGCGCAATGTTACCATCACCATTTGACTTAAACCCTGAATCGTTGTCACCGATGGCAATGGAGTTTCCGCCGAGCACGTTCTCAGTACCCACACCAAAAGAGGATGTTCGTGTCAGGCCGAGCGGTCCATCCATATTGTCGCCGGACCTCTGAATAGCACCGTCAGCTTTATTTACAGTATCCTGCAGACCTATGTTTTGAATAAATAACTGCTTATTAGGAATGTCGCCGCCATTTCTGTCTTTAGCTAGTCTTGCATTTGCATTTTCCATCGCTATTTTTACTGCTTTCGATGTTGCTGCAAGATTTTCAGCATCACTGTCAATTGCACTGTTGAGGCGCACAATACCCTTTTGCGTTGTGCTCGCATCCAGAGCTGTATATTTACCATTGGCAAGGTCATACGCAGCCTTAACCGCTTTCGGGGTTGCAGCCTTCCCTTCGTCACTGCTATCAGTTGCGCTGCTCAGTTGCACAATACCCTTTTGCGCTGTGCTCGCGTCCTGAGCCGTATATTTACCATTGGCAAGGTCATACGCCTCCTTAACTGCTTTCGGCGTCGCCGCGAGGCTCTCAGACACGCTGCCTGTGGCGCTACTGAGCTGCACAAAACCCTTTTCATTCAGCGTGGCGTCAGGATGTTTGCGGGACTGTTCATGCTCGGCGAGTTTGTCGTCAACATAATCCTGCGTTGCCATCACCGTTGAGGTGTCAATCGTCAGCTCGACTGACTCGATGTCGCTTACCATGATGACCATACGCACGGTCTGCGCGCGGCCTGACCCCTCAGCCAGCTCCGGCTTATAGCTTTCCGCCATGTTGCCGACGGCAATCAGCGTGCCGGTGTCGTCATAGAGACCCATTTCGCGCATCCAGAAACCGCCGGTTTCAGGCGGGATGACCAGCTCTGCGATCACATAGTTTTGATGTTTGTTGTCCTGGCTGATTTTGTTCAGCGCATGGCGCCAGACCTCATTGACGAGCTTTGTCTGGCTGGCATCTGGCACCGGCAATGTGCCGCCACCGTCGCCGATGGCCATCGCCGTAAAATTCACTTTTTTCCCGTTCGGGACGGTCGCTGCAGCAAGCTTAATCGCACCGGCTTTGGTGATGACCGTTTTATATTTTACTGTCATTGTGTTCTCACTTATCCGGGTAAACCGTGATGGTGTCGCCGTCATACGTCAGCGCGCCGGTGTACAGATAACCCGGCACATCCTGAATAATGTTGAGGCCGATAAGATGGCGACTGGCTGGCTTTGCATCGGCAATGAGCCGCTCCATCTCGTAGTACATTTCCTCGGTGATGCCGGTCTCTAACACACCGATATCGAGGCGAAACGTGCCGGGCGGGTCGTTAGTTTCCCACCACTCGGATACGTTAATCAGGTAGCCGAGGGGCTCCACCACGCGGCGCACCGCCCCAATCGTCCCTTTGTGCGCATGGATAAACCACGCCGCGCGGATCACATCCCGCTTTGTAGCCTCCGGCCAGTTCTCATCCCAGCGGTCAACGGAAAACGCCCACGCCAGCCACGGCAGCAGATTTGCCGGGCAGTCGTCAGGACTCCAGAGGCGGCGCAGCGGAACGGGGGTGTTTTCAATCTCTGCGCAGGCGCGCGCCGCCGCCACCTCAAGCGGTGACGAGCCCACCGGCAGCAGGCGGGTATCATTCATCGTTGCCCCCGATCGTCACGCTGTAATCTCTGCACCATGACGCCTGCGTGTCATCGAGCACGATGTCGGCCACCGGTTCGGCCAGCTCAACGCGCTGCACGCCCTCGACGTGGAGCGCGGCATAAATCGCTGATTTGCGGATGTCTCGCCCGAGCCGGTGCTGCGCGGTGATATACGCCTGCAGCTTTGTTTTTGCCGCACTCAGCACCGGCTCACTTTCGGGACCGGGGTAAAGGTAAAGCGATGCGATAATTTTATAGTCGACAATGTTCGCCGACTGCACGGTCACGCGGTCAGCGACCGGCCTGACGTCCTCATCGTTCAGCGCGGTGCGCACGATGGCGAGCAGCTCGTCAGACGCCACGCCGTTATTTTCGCGTGACAGCACCGTGACCGTGACACACGCAGGCTCGGGACTGATGACCGAAATATCGGCGACCCGCCCGTCAGCGCTGCGGCCGTGAAACTGATAAGAGCCGGTAGAGCCTGCGGTACTCAGCCCCTCAAATGCCTGTTGAATGCGAAGACGGTAGTCGGTGTCCGACTCCATCACGGCAGGCGTCGGCGGTATCGTCGTATCGTCTGCAGGGGTGATGACAAGGCGCTGGACGTTGTAATTTCCGCCTATCTGGTCGAGGTCTGCGCCGGTGGCGTAGGCCAGCATGACCGCACGCGCGGCCTCATTGACGCGCTGTCGCCAGATAACTTCCCGGTAGGCGTTTTCCTGCAGCAGCTTCACCAGCGGCTCAGACTCAAGCGACAGCGTGCGCGCGATGGCGTCCTGCTGGTCTTCCGGGTACAGCGAGACGAGCATCGCCTTTCGCTCGCTCAGGATGGTTTCATAGTCCAGTTCTTCCACGACGTCAGGCGCGGCGAGCTGGTTAAGGTCAACAATTGCCATAGCGTTTAACTCAGTGGAATGGTGAGTGAAAAAGGCTGGCCGCCGGTGGAGCGGGTGCCGGTAATGTCGACATACAGCCCGCCGTCGGTCTCCGACCGTTCAAAGGTGATGGTCGAGAGATTTACGCGGGGCTCCCACTTCTGGATCGCGGAATAGCACGCGGCCATAATCTGCAGGCGCAGCGCCGGGGTTTGCGGCTGGTCAATCATCTGCGACAGAAGCGAGCCGTATTCACGGCGCATGACGCGCGAGCCAACCGGCGTGACCAGAATGTCGCGCACGCTTTGCCGGATATGCTCAACCTCAGAGATACTGAGGCCGGTCTGGCTGTTCATTCCCAGATAACGCACCGTCATTGCGTCCCCTTAGTCCAGCTTCCGCCGCTCTGTACGTTGCCGTGCGCGTGGTTATCCACCTGCACGCCGTTTGATTTCAGTGTCCCGCCGGTGTGCTCGATGTTCCCGCGCATGGTGCCGCCTTTCTGCACTTCTAGCGTGCCGGTCGTCAGCTTGTTGGTGCAAACCACCTCCGGCGTATCGAGCGTGATGCGGGTTTCCGCTTTCACCAGTACCAGCGGCACGGTGGCCGTAATGGACTCAGACGCGGTGACGTCAGCGGTTTTGATGCCTGACACGGTGAGCGCACCGCTTTCGGGCTCGTACTCGATAACCGCCCCGTCAGGAAAGGACACGTGAAGTGCATCAGGGGAGGCAGACGGTGCGGGATGGTCATCCGAGAAAATGCCGGGCAGCACAAACGCCGTATCGAGCTCGCCGCCGACAGAAAGCAAAAGTACCTGCTCACCAACAGAAGGAGCCCACCATACGCGCGAGCGACCGGCGCGGCAGGTCAGCCAGTTCAGCCAGGTGGTTTCCATGCCGCCGGTCTGGACGCGACAAAGCCCCTCGTCGTGGTCGACGTCGGTCACGATGCCGGTGCGGATAAGGTTGCGGATCGCGCGTGCGATTTCCTGCAGAGAATTTAGATTATTCATAGGGAAAGGATGCCGCCGGGTGAGGCCAGCGGCAATGGAACGGTGTTTTGTGGTTGTTGTGACAACGCTCAGAGAGAGAGGTGTTTAATTATCAGCGTCTCGACGAGCTGTTTATCTTCCCGGCTGAATCCGAGTAGCTGGCGCGCCGCGTACTGCACGTCACGGCTGTGCGGGTTAGGGCGGTCTTTTAGCCCGTACTGATGGACTTGCGCGATACGCTGCACCTTGCCGGTAAATTCCACCACCGCGCTGTTTTCGCGGCCAGTGGCTTTCATGTACCGGCTTGTGCGTAGCTTCTGGAACATCGCCCGCTTAATCCGCCCGGTCTTAGCCCTGAGTGGCTGACGCTTTCGCGCCTGATATAGGGAGCCGTCCGGGGCTTTCTGCAGCTTGATACGTTGCTGTTGCGACTTGCGCAGCTCCTTTGCTATCTCTCCGGCAAGCCGTCGGCGTGCAGCCGGTGACAGGGCAGCAATCAGACCATTGAGCCTGTCGTCAAAGGGCTTAAATTCACTCATCCCATTTGCTCACCAGTTCGCCGTTGATGTAGAGCTCTTTTGGCCGGGTGACGGGCTCCGGCAGCGGCGGTTCAGGGGCATAGCTCACGTGCAGAGCGCCGTTTTCCTCTTTGATGAGGGTGCGCTCGGTGAGCTGCAGGCTGATGCTGATATCGACGCTGTCCCCGTCGTTCAAATCCATCTGGAAACGGTAGCCCTTTTTGCGGCCGTCATCGAGCGTGCAGATATCCGGCTGGTTTTCCCTGAGCCATGCTGCCACCGGCACGAAAATCAGGTCAGGGTCGCCCACAAAGTCACACACGATCACATTCAGGGTATAAATTTTCTCGTGCGACAGCGAGGCCGCGAGACGCGCATCGATATTGCCCTCATCGGCAAAGATGCGCATCATTTCGGGGTTTGTTTCCAGTTGCGGAACGGCTTTAATCAGCGCTTCGCGCAGGCTGCGTGCTTTCTTCATCGAGTTTATCCTGACAGTCTTTGACGGTTTCAACCTGCAGCGCGCAGGCGGCGAGCGCGTGCTCAAGCCTGCGAATATCGGCGCTCAGGTCGCCATTAATGGCCGGGTCGCTTCCCGGCATCGGGCAGTAGCTCACTTTCGGGCAGGCGCTGTAAACAATGACCGGCGGAGGCACAGGCGGCGCGGGTGTGCAGCCGACGCACAACATCAGGCAGCTCAGCGCTGTACCAGCGGCGTAACGTTTCATTCTCATTAATCAGCCTCGTAATGGTTTCTTCACGCCGCACGGCCATCGCACCGGCGGCCAGCAGTTCGCCGCGTAAACTGACCTGCGCGGTTTCGTTTGTCCTGGCGATTCGTCTCGATACGGAAAGCTGATTTTCCAGCACCCCGATCACGTTTTTTTGTTCCGTCGCGACCTTATTCGCCCGTTCAAAAGAGCGCGTCAGGTTGCCGTTTTCATGACGCAGCCAGAGCACAACCGACATCAGCGCGGCCAGTAAAAACAACATCACTTTCATTGAATCCCCCTGAGACAGTAGGCACGCTCGCGCGCGCGGCGGTTTTCCAGCCCCTTGTTAATTTCGCCATTCACGTAAACCCAGCGGGTGAGCTGGTCGCACGCCTGCGGCCATTGCTGGCGCTTGATAAACGAGACCAGCGTCGACCGGCAGGCCGCGCCGGTTCCCACGTTGAATGAGAAACTGACCAGCGCGTCGTAAACGTGCTGCGGCATTTTCACCGGCGCGCATACGGCCAGACGTTTCTCGACGTTCAGCACATCCGCGACAAGGTTCGCCGCCGCCTGACGCTCGGTGATTTCTCCCTTCGGCACGACGCCTGCAGTGTGGCCGATGCCCGACGTCCACACTCCCGCGCTGCACTGGTAAGGCGTCAGGCGACAACCTTCGAGGTCGGCAATCAGCGCCAGCCCCCCGGGCGAGGTGTTAAGCAGACGAAAGTCAGGCATCAGCGCTGCCAGCGCCAGCACGGCGGCCACACTGCATTTTTTAACGATTGATTTCACGAATAGCCCCTTTATCGAGTCCGAGCGATGTCAGATAGAGGTACGTCTTGCGCTTAAACCAGTAGTTCGTCAGCGCGGTAAAAATGGCGCATCCGCCGCCCACGTAAAGCGCCATCTTTTCGGGGGACATTGCCCCGACATACGCCAGCCCCACGGCCAGCCAGTAGGCAATAAACGTGGTGATTTTTTCCATACTCAGTCCCATAGATTCACCGTTTCGGTTCTGGCCGCGCTTTCGGTCTCGGGCAGCTCAACTGCCGTGCCGTGCGGCAGGATCACACCGAGCTCAGACAGGCCGGGATTAGCCTCTAAGACGGTTTCGACCACGCCCTCAGTGCGCCCGTAGTACCGGGCGCAAATCGCGTCGAGGGTGTCGCCCTGCAGCGCATACGCTTTCATCAGATTTGCCCCACAATGCAGCGCGCTTTGTCCTGGATGCGCGCCACAGACCAGCGCATATCCCGCCACATTTCATCGATAGTGCTGTCGATGCTGTCGGCTTTTTTGTCCCCTTTGGCGGTCGCATCCACGCCGCGAAAACGCTCATACAGCGTGGCCGTCGTCATCGAGCATACGGCGTTGAAGTAGTGGAAAACGCGCACGCTCTCGCCGTCGAGCTTGTCGGTCGGGACATCCGCCAGCGTGGCGTAACCGGCATCGAGCTGAATTTCGCGCCAGTCGCTCAGCTCCGCGTTAGTCTCCGCTATCGCGGTCTTAATCGCCCGGCGCAGGCGAACGGGGGAAACGGTCTGCTCCAGTCGCATTTCCTCACGCACGCGCTTCGGATCCACGTCAGGAAAAAACGGGGTGTTTTTGATTACCGGCTCGCTCACGCCCGGCGGCGGTATCACCACGCCCGGCACATCCTGCGGCTCTTTTTTTGGCTCAATAATCAGCGTCGTCATGACAACCTCGGGTAATGGGTGGGCGGTGGACGCCGGTCGCAGTCAGGGCAATGAATACCCGCATTGACCGGCGTGCCGCCCGGCTCGGGGAGCGCTCGGTTAACCAGCGGCTTTTGCCGCCTTTGGTGGACGCCCGCGCCGTGCCGCCGGTTTAGCGGCGACTTTGCGCGTGCGCGGTTGAGTCGTTTTGGTTTTCGGTGCCGGTTCGGGTTTTGGCCTGAGCTGGCGCTCTAACTGCTCGATATCCTTTTTCACCCCGATAGTGCTTTCTAACTGGATCGCACGCTGCAGGTGCGCCAGTGCCTCCGGCAGTTGCTCCACATCACGCAGCACGTAGCCGGTGATTTTGTGCAGCTTCGCACGCACGATATCAGGCATATCCGCGCGTTCAGTTAGCGCGATAGTGTCGAGCAGGTTCGCCAGATTGACCGGCTGTTTTGTCGTCAGCAGGCGCTGCGCGGCGAGCGCGACCTCTTCGGCCAGCAGGCACGGCGTCGGACGGCGACCGACCGGCATGGTGAGGCCGTAGGTCATGGCGTAACGGGCGATTTCCAGCGCCCCGGCGATATCGTCAGCATCGAGACGCCACAGCATCACCGTCATGACGATGTCATCCTGTGCGCCTTTGCCGTTTGCGAGGACGCCAGCGACCCACGGCAGGTAGAACGGTAGCAGCTCGCGCTTTTTCGCGGCTTTGCGCTCTTTGGAGCTGATTTGTTTTAGCGTGCGGTTGTCTGCGGCCAGCTTAACGAGCATCTGCTCATAGGCAGTTGCATTGCGCAGCGGGACAGCAGCCCGCCGCGCTGTTTCAGAGGCCGAGACCCGCATCATGTGACGCGCTGCGGGACTCGTCATGGCTTACTCTCCGCTTTCCGGTGCTGCAGGCGCGGAAGCGCTTTCCGGTGCTGCAGGTGCGGTGAAGTCACCGAGCTTGATGTTTTCAATCAGGCAACCGGCGGCGTAAGCCTCGACCACATAGTCAACATTCATTGACTCGTAGTTTTCGATGCGGTCTTTCTTAGGGTTTTCGATGATGCTGCGACGGTGCGCGTCATCCATGAAGTAGACAGACAGGTTGTCGAGACGCGTCACCATCAGCGCATCTGCCGGGAAGTAAGGCACGCGCACGGCTGGCAGGTTGCCGATTCGCTTCTGGCTGATGATGATGTCAGCTGCCAGCGACTCGGTGTTTGCCTGCTCTTTGTTGACGATCGGGAAATATTTATCCGCCATCAGCTTACGCCCGGTGATGACGACGAGCTCCGGGTCATCCTGATAAATCTCGTCAATCAGGTTGCCGGTGGCATCCATGACCAGCGCGTCGAGGTTCGCATAGTCGCCGTTTTTACCCACGCGGATCACTTCAGAAATCACCGCACCTTCTTCGTCGGTGATTTTTGACATCACGCGCGCTGGCGCTTCATTGCGGTACTTCTGCAGCCAGCCGATCGCCACGTCCTGCAGCAGTGGATTTTTTTTACGGTCGGAGGTCGCCGCGCGCTCAATGCCGTTGAAACCGGCCATGATGAAATCGAGGGACTGACGTTTGATGATGGCGTCACGGATACGGGTCTGGAAGTCCTGGAATCGCGCCCACAGGTCGAGCTGTTTGTAGCGGATATGGAAGTCAAAGTTAATCTGGTCGCACTCGTATTTATTGGACTCCAGCGCGGTAAAGTCAGCGGTCTTACGCTCATCATCACCGGCGGTGTCGGCGGTGCTCGCAATCGTACCGTTAACGCCGACGCCGACTTTTTCGCCTTTCAGCTCGTCGACCGGCACGATGTTGATTTTGGTCAGAAACGCGGATGACATCTGCAGGGTTGTCATCAGGGTTTGCGTGACCGACGGCTCGACGGTGAATTTCTTCGCCACATCATCGGTGGAAATACCGTTCAGCTCCGCGACGCGGGACAGGTAGGCATTAAATTTGAAGCGGGTATCTTTACGCATGGTTTTTCCTGTTCGGGTAAAAGGGTTCAGGCCGGGCAACGCGCCCGGCGCGTTATCAGCAGTTGGTCAGCAGCTCGTCGCCCGTACCGCCTTTTGAAAGCTCGCGGCGCGGCTGGCGCTGGCTTTCGGTGCTGTCGAGGGAGCTTTTGAGGTCGTTAAACGCCTGCGCGTTTTCATCGACTTTGCTTGTCACGTCCTGCTTAAGCTGCGCAAAAGCGGTCTCCAGCTCGGTGACGCGCTGGTCGGTGGCGTTGAGATTGGTTTGCACCTGCTCGGTGACGGTGGTCACGGCCTCATGCACATCGGCGAGACGTGCATCATCGCTGGCCTGCTTGCGGCTGAAAATGGCTTTGACCTTGTCGGTCAGGCTGTTGAGCATGGTGTCGGGGACGTCTTCAAACTCCAGCTCAGCCAGTGAGGCCACAGAGAAAACGTCGTCCGGCTGGTCTTTTTTACCGGCGAGCGGGTTCTGCGCGGCGCGGCTGCAGAATTCGAGGTATTCCGTGCCGAGGCTTGCCGGGTCATCGGTGACGGCAAGGCCAACGAGGTAACATTTGCCGCTGTTGGCAAAGTTCGGGCGGATCTCCATGGAGGTGTAAACCTTCTGCCCGGCCTTAACCATGCTGACCAGCTCGTCGAGCGGGGCAATTTTGGCAAACAGCGCCTTTTTTCCGTTGAGGACAGAGTCATCGCTGATAATCTCCGCCTTGAGCTCGGTTACATCGCCATAGCGTTTAAACGGACTGTCAGGCATCAGACCCCGGATATGTTCGAGGTTAATGCGGCAGCCGTAGACGCGGGGGTCGAACGTGTCGGCCATATCCTGAATGTCATCGCCGCTGATGACACGGCCATCGCAGGTGTCACCCTCGACGCCGATGCGAAACCATTTAGAAACTTTCTTTGCCATTGTTCAGGTGTCCTGATGTTGGGTTTTCGGGTCGGGTTTAGTTTCCCGACTCTGACCCGTATCAGCCACCGCTTGTGCTCCTGTTAGATCTGATACAACAGGCACTTAGCGCGAATAACACCCCATTTCCTTAGCCTTGCCACGTCACACCCAAAACGAGGCAAGCATGACCATTTCAACTGACCTTTCACTGCTCAATGACCCGCGACGACAGGCGCGCCTGTTGTACTGGCAGGGGTTCGCCGTGCCGCAAATCTGCGAGATGCTGCAGCTCAAGCGCCCGACCGTGCAGAGCTGGAAACAGCGCGATGGATGGGAGGAAACCGCGCCGATTAACCGCGTGGAATCGACGTTAGAGGCGCGGCTTATCCAGCTCTACGCAAAGCCAGACCTGACCGCGCATGACTTCAAAGTCGCTGATTTTCTGTCGCGCCAGATGGAGCGGCTCGCGCGCGTTAACCGCTACGGCCAGACCGGAAACGAGGTGGATTTAAACCCCAATATCGCCAGCCGCAACAAAGGGGATCGCAAAAAGCCGAAACGAAATTATTTCAGCGAGGAGGCCATAGAGAAACTGGAGGAGATTTTCTTCGACCAGTCGTTTGACTATCAGCTCCGCTGGCATAAAGCGGGGTTAGAGCACCGCATCCGCCACATCCTGAAATCGCGACAGATTGGCGCGACGTTCTACTTTGCGCGTGAGTCACTCCTGCGCGCGCTTAAGACCGGGCAAAACCAGATATTTTTATCAGCCAGTAAAACGCAGGCTTACGTGTTCCGTAAGTACATTATCGCCTTTGCCCGTCTGGTCGACGTCGACCTGTCAGGCGACCCGATCGTCATCGGCAACAATGGCGCTGAGCTGATTTTTCTCGGGACCAATTCCAACACCGCGCAGAGCCACAACGGCGACCTGTACGTAGACGAAATTTTCTGGATCCCCAATTTTCAGAAGCTGCGCAAAGTCGCCTCGGGCATGGCCTCGCAGTCACACCTGCGCACCACCTATTTTTCGACGCCGTCGACGCTGGCGCACGGCGCGTATCCGTTCTGGTCTGGCGAGCTGTTTAACCGTGGCCGCAGCAACCGCGACGAACGTGTCGACATCGATATCAGTCATCAGGCGCTTGCCGGTGGCGTGCTGTGCGGAGACGGTCAGTGGCGGCAGATTGTCACCATTGAGGACGCGCTGGCCGGTGGCTGCACCCTGTTTAACCTCGACCAGCTTAAGCAGGAAAACAGCGCGGATGACTTCCGTAACCTGTTTATGTGCGAGTTCGTCGACGATAAGGCGTCGGTATTCCCGTTCGAGGAGCTGCAGCGCTGCATGGTCGATGCAATGGAAGAATGGGAGGACTTCGAGCCATTCGCCGACCGTCCGTTTAACTGGCGACCGGTCTGGATTGGCTACGACCCGTCACACACCGGCGACAGTGCAGGCTGTGCGGTACTGGCTCCGCCGGTGGTTGCCGGTGGCAAGTTCCGCATCCTTGAGCGTCACCAGTGGAAAGGCATGGACTTTGCCGCGCAGGCCGAGGCCATCCGGTCGCTGACCGAGAAATACACCGTCGACTATATCGGCATCGATGCGACCGGCATCGGCCAGGGCGTTTACCAGCTCGTGCGCTCATTCTTCCCGGCGGCGCGCGCCATCCGCTACACGCCGGAAATGAAAACCGCAATGGTGCTGAAAGCGAAAGACACCATTCGCCGCGGGTGTCTGGAATATGACGCCGGTGCGACCGACATCACGCAGTCATTTATGGCAATCCGCAAAACCATGACCAGCAGTGGCCGCAGCGCCACCTATGAAGCCAGCCGCAGCGAGGAAGCCAGCCACGCGGATATCGCGTGGGCGACCATGCACGCCCTGTTAAACGAGCCGCTTTCCGCCGGTAGCGGTATGCAATCAAGTTCAATTCTGGATATTAACTAAGATGAAAAAACGCCAAAAGAAACAGCCAAAACAGACCAGCATGACCGCCAGCGCGCCGCAGAAAATGGAGGCGTTCACCTTTGGTGAGCCGTCGCCCGTTCTGGATCGCCGCGACATCCTTGACTATGTGGAGTGCATCAATAACGGCAAATGGTACGAGCCGCCGGTCAACTTCTCGGGACTGGCAAAAAGCCTGCGCGCCGCCGTACACCACAGCTCCCCGATTTACGTAAAGCGCAACATTCTGACCAGCACCTTTATCCCGCACCCGTTGCTGTCCCGTCAGGACTTCAGCCGCCTAGTGCTTGATTATCTGGTGTTTGCAAACGGCTATCTCGAAAAGCGCATGAGCGTGACCGGCCAGCTCTTTAAGCTGGAAACCTCCCCGGCCAAATACACCCGCCGTGGTGTCGAGGATGGCGTTTACTGGTACGTGTCGAGCTTTACCAATCCGCACCAGTTCGCCCCCGGTTCGGTGTTTCATCTGCTTGAGCCTGATATCAATCAGGAGCTCTACGGGATGCCGGAATACCTGAGCGCGCTCAATTCCGCCTGGCTGAATGAATCCGCCACGCTGTTTCGTCGTAAGTATTACCAGAACGGCGCGCACGCGGGTTACATCATGTACGTGACCGACGCGGCACAGAGCAGCACCGACGTCGAGGCGCTGCGCTCCGCGATGCGCGACTCGAAAGGACTCGGGAATTTTAAAAACCTGTTCTTCTACGCCCCGAACGGGAAACCGGACGGCATTAAGATCGTGCCGCTGAGTGAAGTCGCCACGAAGGATGATTTTTTTAACATCAAGAAGGTGAGCGCCGCTGACCTGCTCGATGCGCACCGCGTGCCGTTCCAGCTCATGGGCGGCAAGCCTGAAAATATCGGCTCGATGGGCGATATCGAGAAGGTGGCGCGGGTATTTGTGCGTAACGAGCTGACGCCGCTGCAGGAGCGTTTCAAAGAGATAAACGACTGGCTCGGGATGGAGGTGATCCGCTTTAAGGATTACAACATCGAGACCGAGTAGACCCGCATAAAATGCCGCCTCCGGGCGGCACATCCTCAGAGCTCACCAGACGCCTCACACGCCACGCAACCCCGCCACCGCCTCACGATTCGACCTCATCACTCAGCGCGCCACCACGACGCGCACAGACGCGCAAAATAAATCCTGTCACCACGTCTGGCGCGCAGTGCTATCCCCGCCTCGCCTGCGCGCTTAACGGGTCGCTTTTAATGCAGGTGCATCAGGAGCCCCGAGCCGCGCCAACGCTGGCACTGGCTGGCAAACGCAGGAATAAAAAACGAATGCAAATCCATGCACCTGATGCATGCGCCGCTTAAAAACGGGAAAATCGCGGATAAAGGGCATAAAAAAACCGGCATTTTCCGTGCCGGTTAGCGTAGTTATTTATGGGGTTTACTGGCCGCGCAATGCGCCAATGATACTGTTTAGGCAACAACTGGCGACAACTAACAAAAAAACCGTCGTCCAAGGATTTTCATAAACGAGAGATAACATATTGATATAGATCCTTTTATTTTTGCATTCTGATGTGGTTTAACAGGTGTTTTATAACGACCGTAAGCTCATCTTTACCGGCTTGTTCGACCATTTGTTCGGTGTAACTTTCCACCTCGCGAGAACTCAGGTCGTTATTTGAAGCCATTAAAGTCAGCTTTTTTGCCCAATCGGCAAACGGGTCTATTGATGAAAGGGAATTATGCATGTCCAAAAACCTCGAATTATTTAACCAGCAGACGGCGGAAGTTTTTGCGGTGCTATGGGATAACTTCCCGGTGCCGCAGGTTATTACCTACGAAAAATTTAACGCCGCGCTACCTGATGACTACTTTGACCAACTTAACTCACCAGAAATGAAAGCACTGAATCAATTACGTAGTGTGGTTGAGGGTACATTCACTTTTCTGAGTGAAAACGGCTACATCCAGTATGAAACAGACCATCAGACCTATTTTCGGGATGTGCGCCTGACCGAGAAAGCACTCGCCGTGCTCAACAAAAAGCCCGAGGCACTCGGTGGTAATGAAACGATGGGTGATAAAATTATCAGTGCCGTGAAAGACGGGACGCCGGGAGTTATTGCCGGTGCGGTGACAAACTTGCTATCGCTCGGTGTCAATCTGGTAACCAGCTAACGCCTCGCCGGGCTCGTTGTTCAACACCACCGGCACTGAAAGCGAGTTTCAGCACCGGTGGCGTTCTTACGGTCGCCGTGGTGGCGGCTGGATCACAACCGATTTATGGCTGCTGATATCGTTGTATTTTAGGTGATTATCCCGGACGACACCTGCACACCCGACCAGCTCGTCAGGGGTCAAATTTTCGTTAATCATGATTTGTTGCAGGCGGCGCACGACGGCCATCAGCTTTATACTTTTAGTGGTATGCACCGGCGGTGCTGGCATCATTCGCGCATGCCTCATTTTAACCACCCATTTTTTTTAGCTTCTGCGACCAGCTCGTCAGAATATTGCCATTCCCCATCGTCTGCGACGAAAGCCCCACCCGAAACCCCGTTAAGTGTTTCATACCCAATAGCCAGCCCTAATGGGTGCAAAATTTCATGATTAATTCTGAAAACTAGCCCCTTTTCGCTAAGTTCTTTCCAGTTCAACATGGTCATCCCACATGGTTCATCCTGAACAAGTAGCTGGAAGCTCAACATCACATAGTTTCCCACCCACGCCGTTAAACCAGTTACGTCTGTAACCCTTACTGATACACGTTTCCCGGTATAGCCGTTCTCAGGCTCCCACTCATGCAACCTGAGAACATCGCCACGAGAATAATCTCGGTCATTGATACGAAATTCAGCGCGTTTTTCTCCTGACTGCACAGATGCAAAGTGTTCTGATGCGATTTTTAAATCATGTATTTTGGTCATTTACTTTACTCCTCCTACATTGAAAATCCCGGCCACTCATCAGCAGCCGCGTATTTGAATTTTTTATCGCCATAAACGACCGTCGCACCACGCGCCAGCGCATCGAGCTCCCACCGTTCCGGGGTAATGCCCTCCTGAGCCAAATCGAAACGAATTTTTGCGACGCGATCCCTTTCGGGTTTTGTCATCCTGGCTGATGGCGCTTGTTCGCTCGTTTTGAGCGGCGCGTTGCTTCTTTGCTGGCGATTTTTGCGCGGTGTACCAGCTTTTAACGCACCGTTAAGCACTTTCACGACGTCTGGCTCATTCCATCCGATAACCCCGCGCTCAATCAGATTTAACACCGCTGCGGCTTGCTCAGACGGTGTAGGAGTCATAACTGGATCGCCACCGGCGGTGAGCTTTCCACAGTTATTGACAGGACTCCGAGGCGCGGCAGAGCCGCTTTTTAAGGTCAAAGGCTCAACGGCCAAAACCTTTGGAACAATGCGCCATTCGGCTGTACGGGTTACATGGACACGGTGCGCCCCGAGGTGAGGGGCATAAATCCCGACCACTCTCTCGATATCTTCCTCGTATTCGTTGACCTCATCCGTCACCTTACGGGCGACCCTGACGGCCTGAGCATCACGCGGCATGTTTGCCCCGCCCTGCGCGATGATATACAGGTCAAAATCGCCCTTATCTGCAGCCGCACGCGCGGCCTCGACACGGTCGTCAAACTCGCTGGCGATACTCACGCCACGCGGCAGCTTGCGCAGTTCGCGGTAAGCGCCCATAGTCGGCAGGCCGATTGGTTTAAATTGCGGGATGCGCCATGTAGACGCCCATGCGGTGACGGCGGCGGCTGTATCTTTCAGGGGCTTGCCGGTGTCGTAGTCGAGCTGGCCGTCGAGTGCGTAGCCGTCGATATTTTTGGCAATGTATTTAGCGATATAACCCGCCGCGCCGCCCTGATTAAGATGACGAGACTCAAAGCGCTGTTTTGCCGCGCCCTTTTCGTGTCCGTCCTCTCTGAGGGCATAACGACGCATGATTTCGTTAATGGCTTTACGCTGACCGGGTTTGCAAAACAGCATCATGTGCCAGTGTGGCGTGCCGTCGTGGTGCGGTTCGACAACGCGCATCCCGTAAACCTCTAAATCGTTATCCTTGAAAGCGGTACGCATCAGGCTCCAGATTCGGCAGAGATAGCGCTGGCCGTCTTTTGGCGTGAATGCGGTTTCGTTCCAGCCGTGATTGAGCTGCACCGTTTTGCTGTCGCCTTTCCCGACCTGACGAGTCGGGTGATATTTCGATGGTGTGGTCAGGGTGATAAACATTCCCACGTCACCCACACTGGCCGCGTAGCGCTCAATCCCGGCGATAGTATTCATCAGCTCCATACGACGTATTTCAGGGTTTGAGATACTCCCCATGACCTTACTGATGAGGTCGATACGTTCGCCGGTGACTTTGTTTTCCAGCTCGCAGGATTTCAGGTATTCGAGATTAGCCAGGCGGCGCGCGTGAACGTCTCGGATCGCCATTTTGCTGGCGTAGGGTGAACGGTCTTTGTTGACCTCACCGGCAGCAATAAGCAGCGCCTCGCGCCAGCGCATACGCTGCGCCTTGAGCTGGTTAACCCACCACTCGTCTTTTATTAGTCGTGAAATAGCGGAAAATGCCATGCGGATCGTCATCTGACCCTTACGGTACTTTTTCCAGTACATCGGTGTGATGTTAAAAGCGCGTGCGACACCGGCCACCTGACCGTATATGTGCGCCTGAGCCTCATCGGTAAAAAGGGATTCTTTACCGCCAAAAGCCTCAGCCCATTCGTCGCTGAGCTCCTCGTATTTACTCCAGAGCTGCGAGGCAATACGGGAAGCAAATTTTTTGAGCTCTTTGTCGCTCATATCCGGCAAACGGGCATATACATCACGCTCTGACAGAAAGCCGGGTGATACGGATTCATTTATTCCGCTCAGCTCGTTAACCCGCTCAAGACGCGGCAGCAGCTTGCGCTCAAACGTGTTTTTGAGGAAATACAGCCCACCTAAAGGGCTCTTTGTGCGACGTACAAAGTTATAACGCGCGGTAAACAGCGTTTGCAGAAAAAACGGGAGGCGGTCAATCCGGTTTAAAACACCTTGCACCTGACGGAGTTCGGCACGTGTAAGGGGTCTGTCGCGGCCTATGGCCTCGCGGGATTTGTTCCACGGATAAGCACCGACGAAATTCTCACCGGTGCTTTTTAGTAGTGGGGGTGGTGGCGAGGGGGCAACGCGCCCCCGGTTCTCAGCGGCCATTGTCGGTGAATGCTTCCAGACATTTTTGACCTAACTGCTCGACCTGCTTTTCTAAGTCTGAAAATTGACGAGCTTCACCGGTTAGAATGTTGTGCAGCACCAGACCGGAAACGAGCTTGCTGATAGTTGGATAAAAGCCAACAGTATCGAGCCATTCTTTACCGGCATTTTTGCCAGATTTAGCGGTTTTCTTTTCCTGCAAAATAAACTGAAATTGGTCGCTAGTGATTACGAATTTATTATCAATGACGATATTAATGCTCATACAATCCCTTATTAATTTATCTCTGATTTAAAATAGAGTTGTGAATCTTTTCGGATTCCTGCCCCAATAGTTCGATGATTTCCGTACGGTTCATTTCAGACTTGCAGATGTGAGCTATCACAGAATCAAGATGCGAGGCATAGCGCGTTGCAACAACGAGCTGCGCCTCTACTACAACCTCCATCAGAACGAATTTTTCATTCCTGCGTGGTGCTAAATGCTGCTCTTTCATTTCTCTTACTCCAGACAAAAAGAAGCCCCGCGCATTCAAGCGCGTAAAAAGTTTTGCGAGTTAATTAATGCAAATATTGCTCAGGCTTAACTGAGGTTAAAATAGTTGGGGCATATTCAAACAAGCTGAATAATTCACGTAGCGCGCGGAATAATTGCTCCCGCCAATAACATGAATCTTCATTAACGCGCCAGTAAGGTTGATTAAACTCTTTCTCAGTTAATCCGGCATGAAGAAATAAAGTGCGGCGCTGGCTTACTGTCAGATAACTTATATACGTCGATTCACTGGCTCCGACCTGACGACGTTTAGAAAATGCGCCGCGCAGCTCGTCAATCGCGCAGGCCAGACGCTCACGATCTACATCGTTCATTTCTTCAAAACGCATGGTCGCGTGACGCTGTTTAAGCTGAGCATGAAAACAGACCGTCAGGCGGTCGCGTTCCATCATCTGATTATAAAAATCGCAGGAGTCGTGCCAGCGTGGTTCTGCAAGATGCTTACCGATAATAACGCGCAGCGCTGCAGGTTGTTTTTGTACTAAATCAAGAGTCATCACAGCCATTTTGACACCTCTCTGATTTTCATGATGCGCTTAACAACGACGGCCAAAATGCCAGGCTTACGGGTGCGGATAATGATGCCTTTACGCCCCCGCCCGTGGGTGATCGTGAAATTAATCGGGGTAGAGCTTTCTTTACGGAGTAACTGAGCAATGCAACGAGGTTCTGTCATGTTGTCTCCCTAAACCGGTTCGCCTAAACCTAACCACATCAACCAGCCATCGCGGATCTCTTTTGGTCGGCTTTCATACGCCATTTGCATTCCTTTGTTCCATGCCGGAAGGTAAACCCAATACTCTCCAGCACGTTTAGCAGCCGATTTTGGGTCGGTCATTTCAATAACAGGCAACTTCCCTTTCTCAATCATTCCACGAACAGCATCAGGGGATTTACCAATAAGCCTTGCAAACTCTTTGTAAGGCACTGCATCGCTACTGCTGACAATTTGTTTACTCATCTGTTAACCTTTCATCTAGATCTAACCAATGGGTTTCAATGTTCTCTAATGTTTAGTAATGGGCATTAAAGAATCTAGAAACATAACATCAACTTCGAGACAATTATTAAAGGATCTAGATAACATGTCAATTGCAATAAGTGAGAAACTAGCTTTGATGAGAGAGTCAGAGCGGCTGAATCGTAGGCAATTCGCTGAAATTACAGGAGTTCCATACACTTCACTTACTTACTACGAGAGCGGAAGGACGACGCCGCCCACGGATGTATCGATGAAAATCCTTCAGCATCCACGTTTCACTAAGTACACGTTATGGTTTATGACTGAAACCATATCTCCTGAGTCCGGGCAAATCGCGCCGGCTCTCGCACACTTTGGGCAATCCGAAACAACCTCGCAGCACTCAGACCAAAAGACTGGCTGACGCTTTACCGCCATTACATGCACGTCAAATGCGTGTTACTGGTCGAGAAATATTCCAAACATACTGGTACGACGTGTAACAAAATTAAACAAAGCGTAAATCGGAGGGTTTCATGAGTATCAAGAAACTCGATGATGGTCGTTATGAAGTGGACATCAGACCTGCCGGGCGCAACGGAAAGCGCATCCGCAGGAAGTTCGAAAAGAAAAGCGAGGCTATCGCTTTTGAGAAGCACACCCAATACAACCACCACAACAAGGATTGGTTAGCAAAACCGACGGATAAGCGGCATCTGTCAGAATTGACCAAAGTCTGGTGGGAGTTGAAAGGTAAGCATGAGGATCACGGTAAGTCTAATCTCGGAAAAATTGAGATATTCACTAAGATTACCGATGACCCTTGCGCATTCCAAATTACTAAATCAGTGATAAGCCAATACACAGCGGTACGCAGGTCTCAAGGCGTTAAACCGTCCAGTATTAACAGAGACTTAACCTGCCTTAGCGGCATGTTTACTGCTCTTATCGATGCTGAATTATTCTTTGGAGAGCACCCGTTTCGGGGCATGAAAAGGCTGAAAGAAGATAAACCCGAAACGGGCTATCTAACACAGGATGAGATCGCCCTTCTGCTTTCGAAACTGGATGGTGACAATAAGAAAATTGCAATTTTATGTCTCAGCACTGGGGCAAGATGGAGCGAAGCGGCGCGGCTTAAAGCGGAAAACGTTATTCACAACCGCTGCACTTTTGTTAAAACCAAAACGAATAAGCCCCGCACCGTCCCTATATCGGACGAAGTCGCAAGGCTAGTTACTGGAAACAAGCGAGGATTCTTATTCCCGGATGCCAATTATCCGGCATTCAGGCGGCTAATGAAGGAGTTGAAACCAGATTTACCTACTGGTCAAGCAACCCACGCATTACGACATAGCTTCGCAACACATTTCATGATTAATGGAGGGAGTATTATCACATTACAAAGGATACTCGGGCATTCCCGCATAGAACAAACCATGGTCTATGCGCATTTTGCACCTGAGTATTTACAAGATGCGATTACACTAAATCCGTTGCGAGGTAGAGTGAGCGCCGAGAGTGTCCACACTGCGTCCACACTGTAG